GACGCTGTTGCCGTCACGGGGCGAGGGGAGGGCCGACACGGCCTTCGTCACGGCGTCGTCGACCAGGCGCGCCAGCATGGGACGGAAATCCTCGGCGGCGAGACCGTCACCCGCCGGCGGCTTGGGCATGGCGGCGAGCACGTCCGTGATAACGGCGGCCCTGATCTGTGCGGCATCCGCGTCGCGGCCGACGACGGTGCCGACGTCCTTCGTGCCACCATCACCGAACGTCAGCACCAAGCGGCCATCGCGATCGATGATGGCGCTGCGCACCGTGGCCGCAGCGAGACCGCCGGCGATCGAGGTCTGCTCGGCCTCGAGCGACGCTAGCCGCGCGGTGAGCGCGGCGTTGTCGGCCAACAGCTTCTCGTTGGCCGCTTTGAGCGGTGCGAGCTGTTCCTTGATGAGCGCGGCAATGCCCCTGCCCAACGCCTGGGTGTCGAGCTTCATGCCGCCAGGTCCTTCGCTGCAGCTGCGAGCACGTCCGCCGTATCCTTCTCCGCGTCGCCATCATCCGGCTCGTCGCTCGCGGCCGGTGCGGGCGGCTTCTCCGGCGCCGTCTTGGCGAACGGATCGTCCTTCGCATCGCGCTTGGCGATGGCCTCGAGGCTGTAATTCTGCTCCTGCAGGTACAGCGTATTGCCGCCCGGCATCGGTGGCAGCCCGAGCTTGGCGCGGCCCTCGTCCGGCGTGTAGATCGCGCGCTGCACGGCCTCGCCGGCCGTCTTCACGAGTGTCGAGGTATCCATCCGCAGCAAGCCATCGAGGTCGAACTCGGTCCCGAGCCTTCGCTTGCCGGCGCCGAGGAGCTCGAGGCCCTCGTCGAGCAGGATCTCGATATCCTCGACGTGGCTCTGCAGGGCCTGCTCGTAATAGACCAGCCGCAGCGCCTCGACGTTGTTGTAGGCGGGCGCGGTGCCGACGTTGCCCATGTAGGCCGGCACGCCGTAGATCCCGAAGATCGTCTCGTCGTTCCACTTGAGCTGCTCGATGAGCTGCGCGTCGACGGCGTTCATCGTCAGGCTGGCATACGTGAGCCCGTCGCCGAGCACGGCGACCTTGCCGGCGAGGTCGCCCGTGAAGTTCTCCTCGAAATAGGCTTTCAACCGCTGCGCCGTCTCATCGGGAATCGTAGTCGGGGCGGTGAGCACGCCGCCAGGCCGTGCGCTATTCTTGAACAGATGCGCGCTGTTCTTCTCGATGCTGAGCGCAGTGAGTGCGTTGACGCCCGCCGCATAGATCGGCGAGAGACCGACGAGCGGGTGATAAAACGTGTTCCAGCGATCGTGGATGATCTCGCTCGCCGGCAACACCATGCGATGGCCCTGCAGGCCCAGGAAGTCGTCGCGCAGCAGCTCGTAGAACACGTCGCCGAACTCGTTGACGAGCGGCACAACGCGGTTCGGGTCCAGAACGTAGAGCGCGACCACACGGCCGCGCGCGTTCCGCTCTTTCAGGATGTAGGCATTGCCGCGGATCAGCTTCGACTCCATCCAGTTGCGGAAGAACTGAATGCGGGTCTGCTTCCTGTTCGGCTTGGCGAGCAGCGGCGACCAGTCGGCGTGATCGACCTCTTTCCAGATCCCGCCGGGCGTTTGCTGCTCCACGAGCTTGACGCGCATCTTGGCGATGTCGCCGGCGATCGTCGAGATGCAGCGGAACACCGCCCAGTATTGCAGCGAGTCCTCGACCGAGACCTTGACGCCAGATTGCCAGGCCCCGGCGAACGACTCCCGTACAACGGGCCACCAGCCGCCACGGTTGTCGACCGGGGACAGTGTCTTTTTCACCGGCGCCAGCGCATGCGCGACGGATTGCAGGAAGTTAGCCACGTGACGGCAGTCCTCGTGTCATCAGAGCCGCCGCGGCGAGCAGGAACAGCCCGCCGGCGACGCACGCGCTGCCCAGACCGAGCAGCAGATGCACGCCGGCGACGACCAGCGCCGCGCCGAGCAGGGCCATCAGCACGATTGTCGCGACGTAGGCCATTAAGCGGCGTCGCCGGTCTCGGCGCCGTTGTCCTCATCGGAGGAGGTCTCCGTGTCGCCTGGCGTCGCATCGCGCTCGGCGCGGAGCTTCTCGATTTCGGCGCGGAGCTTGTCGGCGTGCCAGAAACCGAGCGGTTTCTTTTGCGCGAGCGCCTCGTAGTCGGCGCGCAAGGTCGCGCGTTCATCCGTGTCGACCGGCGGCGCTTTCGCGATCGCGGGTGCGCGCGCATGGTCGACGGTGGCATACGTGGCGAGCTTGGCGGCAACGAGGGCCCGGGCATCGGTTCGCGACGCGAAGAACGTATCGCCGGCTCGCAGCGCTTTGCCCGCGTAGCGCGGCAGCTTGCCGGCGATCAGAGCGACTTTGCGTGACACGGTCATCATAGATCCTTCCAATGGATCGTCCGGCGAACCGGACGATCCGATGATGTGGAGGTCGGTCGCTTAGATCGCGGCCTGCGGTGGCGACGTGTCCGCGTTGCCCCAGCCGGTGCCCGTCTGATACGCGACCGCAGCGGTGCGACGGCGCTTCCAGGTGATCACCCGCTCGGCGCGGATCGCGACGCTGTTGGTCTGGAACATGGAGACCATCGCCGACTCGACCGACACCGGCGGTGACGATCCGTCGTTGAGCAGGTTCGACGGAGTCGTGTCCATCTCGAGCGAGGCTTCGCGGCTCATGTCGATGGCGATGCCGCCATCGTCCGCGAGATAGATCTCCGGTGCGATTACTGCGGTGACGCGACCCGCAGTCGGGTACTGAGACGTGATCACCGGAACGCCCTCGAGGAATCCTCCGTCCATCTTGATGTCGGGGAATTCCCGGCCGCCCATCGCATTGCGCATCAGCGACAGCTTCAGCGCCTGCGCGTTACGCATGATGAACACCAGGCCATCGAGCGGCAGGTTGTTGGTGATGAAGTACGTCACCAGCCGCGCAACGTCGGTGCGCACGTCATCCGCGCTTACGCCCGTTGTGACGTAGGTCTGCGCTCCGTTGGTGAACGACGCCGGACGATCTGCCGTCGCCGAGACCGCCGGATCGGTGATGTCGGTGTCGAGCTTGGCGATGACCGCCTCGCCCAGGGCGTTGCGCACGAGAAGCTCGGCCGACGGCGACGAGAACCGCAGCAGCTCCTCGGACAGCACGGCGATCGCCGCCACCTTGTTGTAGGCGAGCGTGAACGACTCGAAATCGAACTTCGTCAACGGCTTCGCCTTGCCTTCGCCGACCCAATTTGCAGCACCGCCGCTCGTCTGCGCCGGCACCTTGATATTGAACGGCGCTGAGCGAAGCGAAGGGATGCCATTCTGGCCGAACTTGCCGATGATCGTCTGCGGACGCAGATAGTCGATGAAGTCGGTCAGGAGATTGACCGGGTCGATCAGCGGCGCCGCCCACGACGGATCCGTCGTCGTGCCGCCGGTGACCTGGGCTTTGAGGATGGTCTCCATCTGCTTGAAGTGGTGATGGCCGCTGTACGCCTGCTTCGCCACCTCGATCGCGTGCAGCGGATTGCCCTTGGCCTTGGCGTAGCACATCACCAGACGCGCCATGCCGAGGCCCTTCGGCTCCTCATGCTTGACCTGGGCCGGCAGCTTGCCGCCGCCGCGGCTGTCGCTACCCTCCTCGGACGTCAGACCCTTCACGCGACGCGGCGTGCCGCGCACCGGCTCGTCGTCGTTGTCGCCGGCCAGCATCTTGAGGCGGCGCAGCCTCTTCGACTTCGACTTGACCTCGTCCTCGAGCTCGTCGAGCTCCTTCTCCTCGTCGTCGTCGAGGTCCTTGTCCTCGTCTTGGTCGTTGGCCGGGTCGTCGAGGATCTCTTTCATGCGGGCCTTGTGGGACTCGATCTCTTCCTCGAGCTCGCGGATCTTCTCTGCCGTGGACTTCGCCATTTGGGATGCTCCCTTTGCTGGCGCGTGTGATCGTCCCGAAGCGCCGGGAGCCCTCGCCTTGAGCGAAGGTGCGGGATGGCCTGATGCGGCCTTCTGCTTACGCACATACGACTTGATGGTCTCGATGGTGGCGTCCTCGTTAGCGGGGATCGTCACCAGCGAGAGCTCGAACCAATCCCATTCGAGAAAGCGGAGGCCTCCGTTGCGCAGGAGTTCCGGCGGCGCCTTCGACGAGAAGCCGATGCTGACGCCGCGCACGAGACCTTTCGTGACGGACTGCCACGCCTCGTCGAGGCGGTCCTTGAGCACGCCAGGCTCATCGATCTGCTCGATCTTGGCCTTGAACTTGATGCCGTCGTCCGTGACCTCGGCGGACAGCACCTGGCCGACCGGCTTACTCGGATCGTGCTGCCAGAGCAGCGGCAACGGCAGCTTGAAATTGGCGCCGCGCGGCTCGACGATGTCCATCATGCGATCGGGTGTCGGCGTCGTCGCGATGCCTTCGATGATGCGCGTCGCGCTGTCCTGCTTCTTGATGCGGAACGTCGAATAGGCCCGGCGCTGAATGGGCGTGCGTTTGCGATTGCTCATCGCGCAGAGCCTCCGAAGACCATCATCTGATAGGTGGGTGATTGCACCGGCGTCTTATCGGCGGCGGCACCGATGGCCATCGCTGCCGCGACCGCCAAGTCGATGCGCGAGGTCGCACGTTGCTTCTCGAAACGGCGCAGACCCGCCGGTGAGGTCCAGAAGCATGCCGAGGCGACCGCCGAACGCAGCGCGGGGTTATCCTCGATCCGGATGCGGCGCTCGAGAATCAGGCGCTCAAACGCATCAATCGAACCCGGCATCCACAGGGGCGAGTCTTTGCGCTGATTGACGCCCTGCGGATGCTCCACAAGAGGCAGCGTCGCGCCCGCCGCATCGACCTCGATCTCGAAGTCCTTAATCAGGTACTTGTCGTATGCGATGGCCTCGACGTCATAGTCCTGCGCAGCCCGCACCACGTCCGCCGCCACCTGGTCGAGGCGGATCTTCTTGCCAGGGGGCGCGATAAGAAACCCCGCCCGCTCCCAAACCTCATAGGGCGCCTTGTCGCGCAAGGCACGTTGCGCGAGCGTATCGCGCGGCGTGTAGCCTCTCGCGAACAGCGCGAATTTCGGCTGATGATCGTCGGTAAAGCCGTCCTGGAACACATAGGCCACGCCGGTGAGGTCGGTGGTGGAGCTAAGGTCCAAGCCAAGCCACGCGGTCTCGCCTGCGAAGTCCTCGATGCGCATGTCCGGATCAACGCACCCCTCGAACTCGTGCCGAGCGATCCACGCCGTCTCCGCATCGGTCCAGCAGCAAAAGTGAAGGCGAAGAATACCGTTCATCTTGCCGGGAATGGCCTTCGCCTGATCCACGACGTCTTGCAGATATTGCTCGGTGAGGATCGTGCCCAGCAGCGGATTGGCTTTCGCCCAACAGCTCGGATCCTCGAGCGGGTCGTCGCCATCGTCGAGCGCACAGACATACGAGAACGTCGTGTCGTCTTCGATTTCCCGGTTTACGACCTTCACGGCGTGCACATGCTCTTCCCAGCACACCGAATTGCGATCAGAGCCGCTGTTCGTGATCATGAATAGCAAGGGCTGACGACGAAACTTGAAGCCGCGCTCGAGAATTTCCATGGTGCGCCGGTCTGGGTGCTCGTGCACCTCGTCGCACAGCGCAAAGTGCGGGCGAGGACCCGACCCCGACTTTCCGGTGTCCTTGGAGATCGGACGAAAGAACGAGCCCGTCTTGAGGTCCGCCAGGTTCCACACGTGCACACCGCCAGTGGGCGTGATGCGATTGGCCAGATGCGGGGACTGCTTCACCATCTTGACGGCGTCGGCGAACAGAATGCCGGCCTGCTCCTTCTTTGCACCGGCGGCATAGATCTGCGCGCCGGGCTCGCCGTCCGCCATCATGCCGTAGAGGCCGATGCCGCCGGCCAATGGCGACTTCCCGTTGCCTTTGCCCTGCTCGATGTACGCGCGACGGAAGCGGCGGGTGTCATCCTCGCGCTTCCAGCCAAAGAGCGATCCGACGATGAACGCCTGCGACGGATGCAGCTCGAACGGAATGCCCTCGAACTGGCCATCGGACAGGCGAAGGACGTGTCGGAAAAAATCGATCGCACGCGTGACCGCTGCGAGATCGAAGCGCAATCCCCGAGCGCCTGCATGCTGCAGGTCGTCAAGGTGCCGAGCGCAAGCCGCGCGCACATGGGGCCCCGCAACGATCTTTTTCGAGATGACGGCCCGTGCGTACGCCGTCACCGGATCGTCGCTACGAGAAGAACTGCGCCGCGGGGTCTTGGGCTTTTTCGGGGTTTTCAGGGGTCTCTATCCTGCTTCGTGCACTCGGCGTCATGCCGAATTCAGCGCAAAAGCGCACATAATCCGACATCGACTTATTCGCCGTCCCGACCAGCGGGTTCTGAATCATGTTGCCGTTGCTGGTCTTGATCATCAGGCCCTGAAAAATAGGGTCCCGCTTTTGGAGATCCGCGAGGATGCGCTCGGCTTGCAGCCAGCGTCCGTAAGCTTGGCAACAGGCCGCGAGCGCGCCGCGATCAATCTCGGTGAGCAGCCCAGCCGCGTGCAGATGGGTGACAATGCGGCCCCACTCAACCTTTGCCTCATCGAGCAGCTCCGGCGGCGGCATCGGCAGCGCCAGCGGGATTGCGGCGTCTCGCTTTGCCTTTCGCTGAAGGTCTTGCTTCGGCAACCGGCTCGGATTCCCCTGCACCAGATGGAGGTGTGTCGGTTTGGGCTTGCGCCCCCTTATGGCCATTGCGGGCCTCGTGATCCTTTCTCATCGCATCGATCGCCACGCCATAGCTGCGGGCCGTATCGTCGGCGGGATTGTAGCGGGCCTCGCAGACCTCATCGAACGTCCGCCCGTCGCCGTCGAGGCGCGCCGGCTTGCCGGTGAAGTCCGGCCAGCGCTTCACGGCCACGTCGACATAGGCCGGCGACAACTCCACGGCATAGACGTGCCGCCCAGTCATCTCACCAGCGATGATGGTGGTGCCGGATCCCGAGAACGGCTCATAGACCGCCTGTCCCGGGCTTGAGTTGTTCTCGATTGGCCGCTTCATGCACTCGACCGGCTTCTGAGTGCCATGGCCGGTGTCGCACTTCATGTGCTCGATGAACCAGACGGTCGACTGTTTGCGGCCGCCGTGCCATTCACCCTTGGTGCCATCCTTCACGGCATAGGCGGCGACCTCGTGCTCGGGCACGAAACGCCATGCGTCGTCGTGTCCCTCTTTCACGCCGTACAGACATGGCTCGTGTTGCCAATGGTAGTGACCGCGCGAGAGGGCATGCCGCGTTTTGACCCAGATGATTTGCGCCCGGATCCCGAACCGATGCGTCGTGAGGCTTTCCGCCACCACTGGCGTGTGCAGCCCCCCGTGCCACACGTAGGCCACGTGGCCCGGGAATAGAGCCCAAGCCTCGCGCCAATCGGCACGATCATCGTTCTCCACCTTCCCCGTTGCAGTCCCTGCGGACGCGACCCCCGCGCGCAAGCGCCACGCGGGGTCGTAATTCACGCCGTACGGCGGATCGGTGACCATCAAGTGAGGCTTCACACCGGCGAGCAAGGTCTCCACCGCATCAGCGCTTGTGCTGTCGCCACAGATGATCCTGTGATTGCCGAGCACCCAGATATCGCCGAGAACCGTTACCGGATTGACGGGTGCTGGCGGCGCCGCGTCGGGATCCGTGAGACCTGCCGTGCGGTCCGCCAGCAGATCGGCAAGCTCGTCGCCGGAGAAGCCGATCAGCGGTACGTCGAAGTCCATGGACACCAGGTCCGCCAACTCGACGCGCAGTTTCTCATCGTCCCAGCCAGCATTCAGCGCAAGCTTGTTATCGGCGAGGATGTAGGCGCGCTTTTGAGCATCCGACCAGCCTACGGCCCGCATCGTCGGCACATCGTCCAGACCGAGCTTCTGCGCCGCGAGCACGCGCCCATGGCCCGCTATAATTCCGCCGCGCTCGTCGATCAGAACCGGGATCGTCCAACCCCACTCGCGAATGCTGGCCGCAATCTGATCGACCTGTTCGGCGCTGTGCGTCCGCGCGTTGCGCGCATAGGGAACCAGCTGCGTGATCGCGACTCGCTCGACTTTGTCGGCCGGCCAGTTCATCGCGTCAGATTGCATATGACCCCCGGTCCGAATTTCCCGAAAATGTTTTTGTGGGGAGGACACCGGCCCCGAACCGAAGCCGAAAAAATTCTGAGACCTCCCCCCCGGGCGGTCATCGATTGCTCGGATGGTTCGGATCGATCGGCCAGCCGTCGACGCCGATGGCCGTCGAGTAGCCTCGCCGTTCGATCTGCTGCTCGGTGGCGTCATGGCAGGGCGCGCAGGAGCTGGCGAGGTTGGCAGGGTCGAAGAACAGGACCTCGTTGCCCTCGTGCTTCTTGCGGTGATGCACCACAGTCGCGGCCGTCACCTTGCCGCTCTCCCAGCATCGCTCGCACAGCGGCTGCTTCGATAGCTGCGCCAGGCGCAGCGCCTGCCAACGCGCCGACTTGTACCAAGCGCGCCAAGGCTTGAGAGCGCGGCGCCGGGCATCATGCCGTCTGCCACGCTCTCGCTTGCCGTCGCCGTTCGTCGACGCGAACGTCATCACGCCAGAGCTTCTCGCGCCAGCGCCTTCGCCCGGTACTTGGCCAGCACATCCGCAGCCTTGGCCGCGAACTCACGGTCGTTGACCGTGCGATTGACGAGCATCGGGACTTGGCGGGCCTGGCGGGCGGGGACAGGCTCGGCGGTCACCATCGGCGCCGCCTCCACCTGAGCCTCACCGGAGCGGCCACGCCAGATCCGACGCAGCATCAACGTCCACGGCCACGGACGGCGCGGCACACCACGATGCTCCCGCAGCTCGCCGAGGATGCCGAGCCCCGAGATCATCAGCGACACGAA